ACTGTCGATGGTGGCCTCTACGGACTGGGGCACATCGGCTGTGTACCAAAACCGCAAGACGCGGTTTCCGATTGTCGGCATATTCGACAACAACTACCAAGGTGTTGACGTTGCCGAGGTTGAATTCGCAAGCAGCACGCCGATCTTGACCATTCCTACGGCAACGCTGCCGTGCAAGCCAGTGGTCGGCGATTTCGTGATTATCGACTGCCGGAACTACACGGTTCGGAACTTTCGCGCAGACGGCACGGGTATGACCGTGCTGCATCTGGAATACATGACCGAGTTGGAAATCGCAACGGTTAACAATCTGCTGCTGCAAGACGGCTCCAATATGCTGCTGGAGAACGGCGGCTTCATCTTGCTTGAGGTGAGCAACTGATGGCACACGCACGCACACAAGTACGCAATGCCGTGGTCTCGGTACTGCAAACCGCAGCGGTCGCCGATACGGTTTCAAAGTCGCGGGTGTATCCGATCCCTGCCGACACGGTATCAATGGCACTGGTCTACACCAATGCCGAGGCGATCCCGCAGACCACGCTGACATACCCGCGCAAGTTCGAGCGAGAATTAAATCTTGTCGTCGAATGCGTGGCGCGAGACTCTGACTATTTAGACGACCGCCTTGACCGATTGTGCGAGGCAGTCGAGAACGCCATCGGAGCGGACAACACGCTCGGCGGCGTGGTAAAGGATTGCGTGTTAAGCGACACGCAAGTGACGCTAGACTTTAGCGGCGATGCGCCAATAGGGTCGGCGAGGATGCAGTTCCGTGTGTCTTACCGGACTGCGGAGACAGACGCAGGAACTATCATTTCGTAAGGAGATAAAACAATGGCAAATCATCATGGCTCGGAAGGCGTGGTTCGGGTTGGCGCAAACACTGTCGCCGAGGTGACGGGTTTCTCGTTCACCGCGACGGCGGAGTACGCCGAGGACACCACCCTCTCGGATACGGCAAAGACCTACAACGTGACCGCGATCACCTCGTGGAACGGCTCTGTCACGGCATTCTGGGATGAGACGGACACCACTGGGCAGATCGCTCTGGCTCCTGGTGCTAACGTCTCGCTCGTGCTCGCGCCAGAGGGCGTGGACAGTGGCGATACGCGCTACACCGGAAACGCTCTCGTGACCGAGATCACACGCAACGTGCAGCGCGGTGCGATCACGGAAGTCACCTTCAACTTCATCGGCAACGGTGCTCTGACTGCTGCCACCTCTTGATATAGCGAGGACTTATGAACTGGAAAGAACAGGCGAAATCGCAATTCGCTGAACGGCGCAAGCCGGAAACGCTCGTTGCGATACCTGTACCGGCTTGGAAAACAACTGTGTTTTTCTGGCCGGACATGACGCTCGCCGAGCGTCGTGAAATCTTTATGCTGGCAAAGCAGAAAGGCGACGAAACCGTGCTAGACCTAGAGGCGATGGCGATCACGCTGATCGTTCGCGCTAGGGATATTGAGGGCAAGCGTCTGTTCAGCAAAGCCGAGCGCATGGAGTTGATGAACGATTACGATCCCGAGGTTATCGCGGAGATCGTGTCGGCCATGAACACCCCAGTTCCAAGCATTGAGGACGCAGAAAAAAACTAATAGAGGACGGGCATCTCCGAGCGATTTATGCTCTCGCGCTACGGCTGCACGTCCTCCCCGAGCAAGTTTTTGAGATGACAGAGAGCGACTTCTACCATCTTCTCGCGGCCTGTAAGTTGGAAGCGGAAGAGCAGGAGAAATCATGGCGCAAGCACAAGTAGTCCTCACAGCGGTTGACCGCACGCAAGTAGCGATCAACTCCGCACTCAAGGGAATGAAAACCTTGGAGCGGACGGCGAAGGTAACAAGCAGGGCAATCAATCTTGCGTTTGGTTTATTAACTGGGAGTGCTTTGGTTTCTGCTTTTGGAAAGATTAACGAAGCCGCTAAAAAAACAGAAGAAGGTCGTGCTGCGCTTTACAATTTGAATAAAGCACTAAAAGACCCAGCATTAGTTTCTGCGGCAAACGCACTTGTGAGCATCCTTGTTAATGGCTTTACATCGGCCACTATCGAGTTAACAAATTTTATAAAAGCCGCTCGAGTTGAACTAGCATCATTTGGGTTAATAGAGGGTGGGCCGGAAGAAAAATTACAATTATTGCAAAGGCAACTGGCAGAACTCGAGGAAACATGGGGATGAGAAACCCCACTATGCTTACAAAAAAAGACATAGAAGAAAGAAATAAAATTCTTGCTCAAATAAATGAACTAAAGTCATCTATGCTGACTCCTGTGGTTATAGAATCAAAGAAAAAACCAATGAGTGAGTTGGTAAAAAGATTGGCAGAGCAACGACGTAGAGAGTTAGAGCGTGCAAATATCAATACAATGACGGAGATTGAAAAAGCCGTAAAAGATTTTGAAAAATTCAATCAAGACTTGACTACTCTATTGTCTGCAAAAGCAATAAAGCCAGATGAAGCAAGCCAGCGATTAAAGGAATATTTGGATAAAATTTTGCCGGAGGTAGAAGTAAAGTCAGAAAAGATCTTTCCGCAAATAAAAGAAAAAACAGATCAAATGAGTGAGTTTGCGAAAGAAGCAGCAAAACAAATGCAACAGTCTTTTGCAGACTTTCTTTTCGACCCTTTTGAGAACGGCCTAAAGGGTATGCTCTCCGGCTTCCTAAACGTGATCCGCCGCATGATTGCAGAGGCCGCAGCAGCCACCATCTTGCAATCGCTGTTCGGCGGGTTCGTTGGTAAAGGCGGATTCCTTGGAGCCTTGGCCGGTGCGCTCATTCCACGCGCAATGGGCGGCTCGGTCTCTGCTGGCACCCCGTATCTTGTCGGCGAGCGCGGGCCCGAGATCTTCGTGCCGGGCACCTCTGGCAACATCGTGCCCAATAACAAAATGGGCGGCGTTACCGTGTCGCCGGTTTACAATATCGACGCTCGCGGTGCGAGTGCTGATCTACAAGATGCGCTGCCGGGTATCCTCGCGGAGAACAACCGACGCATATTCGACGAACTCGACAGACGCTATGGGATAGGCCGATGACAGACTATGTATTGCCGCCCGACCTCGTTGCGTCGGATGTAGAGTGGAGCCTGTTCGACAGCACGGCAGTGTTCGCATCGCCGCTCTCTGGCGCAGTGCGTACCGTGTCGCGTCCCGGCACTCGCTGGGGCGTGCGGATGACCTTTCGCAGCGTGTCGGATCAGAAGCGACGACGACTGATGTCGCTGATCGCTATCCTGCGAGGCCGTGCCAATCGCGTGTGGCTTACAGATCCCGCCTATACCCTCTCCGGTTCTTTCTCCTGCCCAGAGTTACTGACCAATAATGCAGCAGTTACAAATACAACTGGATTCAGTTCCAGCAATGCTGAACTCGTCCTTTCGTCTGATAGCCATCTTGGTTTGCGCCTCACTCGCACTGGCGTTACTGGCGACCGTTATGTTTATCAGTCTGCCGCTACTACTGTTGCGAGTGCTCCTTACGCGATACGGATGCTCTTGGCCGCTGGTAAGGGCAACGCTCGAGCCTCAATGGAGGCTGGTACGTCGCAAGGTGCGACAGATGTTCTAAACGGTGCAACGCGCACATCGGCCGGAATGTATGTGGACAGTTTCACAGCATCTGGCACAAGCACGCATCTGTCCTTCTATGACTACATTTCGGGACGCGCTGCGGGCGACTTCCAGTTTCTCTCGTGGGTATCCTCGGCTCGCTGTGCGCTGGTCAACGGCGCATCGCAGACAGGCGGCACGCTTATCATCGACGGCCTGCCGACATCGACCAACGGGCTTGCAAAGGCGGGCGACTGGTTCGAAGTCAATGGCGAACTGAAGCGCATGACCGCCGACCTTAACTCCGACTCATCTGGGAATGGCTTTCTGATGTTCGAGCCTACGCTGCGAACGTCTCCGGCCAACAATGCGCCAGTGATCTTCCGCTCGCCAATGGGCCGGTTCATCGTGGCCGACGAGTCAACGTCTATGGGTACGCGGCCCGGTATCATCTCCGATGTCACGCTGTCCTTTGTTGAGGACATCACATGAGTCGTTTCGTCTCTGCCACTAACGAGACAGAGGCCGATAAACTAGCGGTGACCGTTGTCGTGCTAGCCGATCTCGACTTTGCCTCCGGCATGGTACGGGTACATGATGGTTCCGGCACGTTATCGTTTGGCGGTAACGACTATCTCGGCGCGGGTCAGTTTGCTGGCGTTGACATCATCGACGAAAATATCGACATCGTGGCACGCGGCATCAAGTTATCGCTGTCGGGTGTTGATTCGACATTCGTTGTGCCGACGATGACCGAGGTATATCAAAACCGCGATGTGACCATGTATCTCGGCTTTGTAAGTCAGACCACCGGCGCACTCATCGCCACTCCAGAGACCATCTGGGAAGGGCGAATGAACCAGATGGTTTTTAAGATCAACAACGGTAGTGCTGTTGTAGAACTTTCGTGCGAGCATCGTTTACGCCGGGAGCCTCGCGTTGCTCGATACACCGACGAAGATCAGCAAGTGCTGTATTCCGGTGATCGATTCTTCGATTTAACGTATTCAATTCAAGGCTTCATCAGCAAATGGGGCGCACGAGACGCAGCCTATGGCGGGTTCGGATTCAGCCAGCCCAGCCCTATTGAGCAGCGCGAGGTGCGAAAAGTCTGATGCGCCGCTATGACTGGGCAAGCAAACTGCACGAACATATTGCGGCCAATGCTGGCCGTGAGTTTTCGTGGGGCGAGAATGACTGCTGCCTGTTCGTGGCGCATGCAGTTGATGTGATCTGCGACACGGAACACGCCACTAGTCTCGCGTCTCGTTACCATGACGAGGCTACTGCACAGGCGTACATCGCACAGTCTGGCGGCATCGCTGCGGCAGTCGATACATTTATCGGCCCTCACAAAACAGAAGGTCGGCCTATGCGTGGCGATGTTGTTTTATTCAACGGTGCGAACGGCGAAACGCTAGGCATATGCATCGGCAGGCACATCGCAAGCGTTGGGCAATCCGGCGTTGTGATGGAAGACCGCGCAAAAACTATCTGTTATTGGAGCATCTGAAATGCCTCAAGCGGTTGCTCAAGCGATAACGCAATTCATCGTCACGACCTTTGCCGTTAGCGCGTCAAATGCTTATTACGTCTATGCGGTAGTCACGGCTGCAACGTATCTGGCAACCCCAGCAGCATTGGCAAAAATAACCGAGTCGCTGATCGGCGTTCCCAAGGTCAACAAGCAACCGGCTGACGTTGAATACACCGGAACGGTAGAGCCTCGCCGTATCATCTACGGAGAGGTTTTGGCGTCTGGAATGAACGTCATTCCGCCGATGACCTCCGGCACGACCAACGAGTATCTGCACCAAGTTCTCGCCATTGCGGGCCACGAGTGCAATCAACTCGGCACGGTTTACTTCAACCGTGAGGCCATTGGTACGATCTCGGCAATCAGCGGAACCGATGACGACGGCAAGGTGACGACCGGCACCTACGCTAACAAGGCATGGGTGCGTCGATACACTGGCACTTCGACGCAGACCGTAGACTATAAGTTAGCAGCGGCAAAGCCAGATCAGTGGACAGCGGCCCACGCTGGCAAAGGCATCGCCTATGTTGCACTAACATTCAAGTATGACGAGGAGACCTATAGAACCGGCAAGCCGGAACTGACGCTGCTGGTACAAGGGCGCAAGGTCTACGACCCACGGCTCGACTCTACGCGCAGCGGTGGCAGCGGATCGCAACGGGTTACAGACCCAACCACATGGACGTACTCGACGAACCCCGCGCTGTGCCTTGCCGACTATCTTATCGACGACTCGCTTGGACTTGGCGAGGACGATACCCGCATCGACTGGCTGAAGGTAATGGATGCGGCAGACATCTGCGACGAGACCGTAAACCTACCAGCGTCTGCAACGCAGAAGCGATACACCTGTAACGTCGCACTCACCGCGACCGATAGGTTCGAGGACAACATACGGGTGCTGTCGCAAGCGATGGCGGGCGTGTGCTACTACTCGGGCGGCTTGTGGCGCATCTATGCTGGCGCATGGTCGGCCTCTGCCTTCACACTCACGGACGGTGATCTCGTGAATGGCGGCATCTCGGTTGTCACCGCATACCCGTATAACCAGCGTTATAACTCGGTGCGCGGGCGGTTCATCAATAAAGACCGCAACTGGCAAGCGATGGAGTACCAGCCGGTTATCAATACTTCCTACGTCTCTGCTGATGGCGAGCAGATGTGGCTAGAGACCGACTTTGCAGCCTGCACGAACGAGTACGAAGCGCAGCGGCACGCCATCCTTCTCTCGCGCCGCAGCCGCAACGGGCAAGTCGCCACGGTTAAATGCGGCATGAGTGCCTTTGGCATTCTGCCGTTTGAAACCGGCACGGTGACGTTCTCGGAGATTGGCTGGACGAACAAGACCGTGCGCTGCGAGGGCTGGCAGTTTGATCCCACGGGCGCAATCGAGTTAGTGCTGCG